CTCTCACTTTGGCGTAGTCTCTCCAGACGCTCGCCTTCAACGGCCTGAATATCTCGGCGGCGGTCAGTCCGCCATTAATCTCTATACAGTCCCCCAGACCTCTAACACGTCTGCTCAGCCTACTCCGCAAGGCAATCTTTCTGCCTATGGAACATCCGTGCTTTCTGGTCACGGTTTTACAAAATCCTTTACCGAACATTGCGTCATTATTGGCCTTGCATCAGCCCGTGCTGATTTGACTTATCAGCAGGGTATAAATCGTATGTTCTCTCGTCAGACCCGTTGGGATTTCTACTGGCCTGCACTTGCTCATCTTGGTGAACAGACCATTTTAAACAAAGAGATATATGCTCAGGGTACTGAAGTTGACGATGATGTTTTCGGTTATCAGGAACGTTGGGCGGAATA